ACCCATCTTGGCAATACTGCGGCCTTGCTACCTGGATTCAAGCAACTTGCATCTTCCCGCTCCTGAAAAAAGTCATGAGAGGCTTCATCCACGGCTTGAACTGTCACGATTTGGCAGAAAACCTCAGTGAAACACTGAAAGAGATTGAAGGAGGTAACTGGAAATCGATCAGTTTTGATGGATCCGCATTCGATGCTAATCAGCATGTAGAAATCCAAGAACTGGTCGATTCTAAAGTTTGGAAACTAGTTAAGGGCCATGTCAGAAAGTACTTGAAAAAAAGCTTTTCCAAATATAGCCGATGAGCACTTAGAACAAGTCATCCAATCTTTGCAATCTTTTTGGTTGAACTTCAATGCTAACTGGTTTATCAAGCTCGAAGGACTAAGCCTTTTCTATAAGCCAAACCAAAAAGAAGAAAAAATTTGGAGAAAATGCTGGCCAAAAAATCCCAGCGAAGACATCATGATGATCAATTTGACAGGATCAACCTTTTCGGGCCATCCAACGCTCACCACTCTAGGAAATACTATAAGAAGTTTGTGCTACATGTGGTTCAGCCTAGAGAACTCAGGATTCCGAGATCCCTGGAGGAACGAGAGCTGCTTAGCAGTGGCAGCTGGCGACGATAGCGTGGTTTGGATGCCTTCCAGTAGAGTCGATGACTTCAAGATCGCCCTAAAGATTGACTTCGCTCAGGACAAGAAAACGCCACTGATAGGACTAGGCCAATGCATAGCAGACCACAAGATCATGGTCTCCGAAAGCTGGAACTTTGATTTTTGCTCTAAATGGTGCTTCTTCAGTAATGGAAAATGGGTAGTGACTCGAGACTACTCAAAAACACTTTGGAACAAGCAGAGCTACATCGGATCTAATGAAGAATTCAAGAGAAATCCAGCTCTCCATGCCCAGGCCATTCTAGGTAGCCTAGAAGCAGAAGGGCTCAACGGAAGCCTTCTGCACTACTTGAGCATCATTAGAGTGTTCAATCTCGGAGCCAATCTAGAAGAAGACAAAATCAAGAAAGGATACCAGGAATACCTCAAAGAACATTCCTGGCACCGACACTACCAACAAGAACAGCTTCCACAAGAAGTTCTGACTGCAATTGACACTAAGCTCAACCTCACTGAGTCAGAAATGAGTGGAATCTTCCACACCAATAAGGTTACAATCGGACTCTAACTTGACAAGTTAGTTACATTAGTTACAATCTGATTCGTCAGATACTCAACCTCCAATCCGGAGAGAGCGAGGGAACTATTGCTCGCTTACCTAAATTCAGAAGAGAAGAAACTACTTCTGCAAGGAATGAGAGAAAAAGAAGAAAACAAACAAGTGAAAAGAGAGAAAAGAGAGAAAGAGAAAGAAGAGAAAGAAG